CATTTAGTTTGGAAGAAATGCTTGTCGTAGAGCCGGAAACACGGGATTCTACGGTAGACATGAAGGAATTCCTAAAACTGTTGGTAGAATACTGGGAATTCAATCTTGACCGCTTTTTTAAGAAGAAGCGAGACAAGGAAATTGCGGCGGCAATAGTAAAACTTATAGAACGCATTGATAATATTGATAATTTTAACAAAAAAGCCCTATACCTTATGGTACGGGAAATGACTAACTATAAGACTGCCCATATCACTAAGGTCATCAACAAGATGCGACCCCAGATTTTGAAGATGCTTGGTGAGTTTAGACGCAACGGACATCTTTCGGACCCAACCACATATTTCTCGTATAAAAAATAAATCCTATCTATTTATAATATAGGAATTTAGGGGGTCTTTATGGATATTAATTCGGAACTGTATGATGGAAAAAGTCTAGCCGACATTTTTACTGAAATACACAAAAATACTGATAGTAAACGGGCACAAATCAACTCGTTTATTATGAAAATGGTCCAACTCATTCGTACTCCAGAAGATGCGGCTGTGATTGGACCGATTGTGCAGGGATTTTTGGAAGTCAATGTCAAAAATGATGAACATTTAGTACGTGTTGCTCAAATCGCACAAAGAATTGTGTCGGTCGGGGTCAAATCTAATGCCTCATTAGAAGGATTGTTGTCGGAATCGGAAAAAGAAGCATTACTTAAGGATATAACTACAGAAATCCAAGACCTTCAAGAAGATGTGAAGGACTTGGATGATGTTTTTGCGGAGAAGTAAGTGTCATCATTTGGACCGACCGCATATAACATAGATATCAACCAACTGGGAGCATCGCAGTTCCCGCGGTTTGCTGTAACACAACCCACTCCATATCAAGACGGATTGGTTGAAGATGTTATTTTAAACGAATTACATCCTCAATATGCAGTAGATGGAAGTAATGTGGGAATGATACAAGTAAGGTTCATTCCAGGTGACCGTGATGTTCCAAAAGATAAGTTAAATTGGGTAGCACCAATAGACTCTAGTATACGAGAATACCCACTAAAAAATGAATTAGTGTTGGTATTTTATTCTTTAGGGCGATTGTTCTACACACGTAGAATCAACTCTACCAATAAAGTTACGGAAAGTTCGTGGCCGGGGTTGAGTGACAGATTTTCTCCACAAGTACAATCGGTAGATAGAAGTGACGCTGCTCAAATTGCCGCTCAAGGAGGGACTCCATATCGTCCGTGGGGAATGAAACAACAATTCAGTTTAGGTGATGAATTCAGTGAGAACCCTTCAGTTCGTATGATTCGTCCAAATGAAGGGGACTTAATTATAAACGGAAGATTTGGAAACACCATTCGTTTTGGTTCTAGCTTGTTCAGTAACCCAAATACCCCAGCACCACAAGCAAACCTAATATTTTCGGTTGGTCAAAGTCCAGATAAAGTTACATCTATTGATATTAATAACGATGGTACTAACGAAACTGTTGCTGGAGGTCCATACGGATTAACCTACGAAGATATTAATAAAGACAAAAGTAGTATTTGGATGCTAGTAGACGAAAAAGTAGTACTAGATCCAGCTACCAAATCTAGTATAGCTCATTTACGGTCAACAGAATCATCTGATTCTACAAAGTATACTGGGGCACAAATATTCTTGAATTCAGATAGAGTTATTTTAAACAGTAAAGTAAATGAAATATCTCTGTTTGCGAAAAAGGAAATAAATCTAAGTGCAGTAGAATCGATTACCATAGATTCTGGTAAATCTGTGTTTATTACGGCGGAAAGAGACATCGAGATATCAACCCCCAGAGATTTAATATTTTCGGGTCGTTCTATTAATATAAATGTAACAAACGATATTTCCCAGGGAACCTCAGGAAACTACACAATATCGGGTAAAAAGATATTTATAGGGGCGTCACCAAACGATACAACACAACCAATGGTGTTGGGCGGTGAGTTGGCAACGTGGTTGACTGATTTGGTTCGAGTATTATCAACCGCTACAGTATTAACATCGACCGGACCAGCGTTCTTTAATCCAACGGTTACCGCAAAATTGTTTGATTTGTTAGCAAAACTTGGTGTACCTGGAATACCACAATCGGCTATATTCAATAGTACTAGTAATTTTACTTCTAAAACTAACGACTGATTATGGCAATACCAAGTAATTTATTACCCATAAATAATCCGATTAGAGCAGAGGTAGAGGAACTTCCAACAATAACATTACCGACCGCTAGTGTTACCAGAATACCAAGTAATTTATTACCGATTAACACAAGTGATATATCTGGGTCGTTTCAATCTTTAACTGGAAATATACCGACAGTTAATGCACCAGAAATACCACAGTTTCCAATACTAAACACGGTTATACCAGACAGACTTTTTACAACGGGAAGTGTTGACCAAATTAGAGCACGAACGTTAAATGCAGCAAAAACATATACTAGTGGATTACCAGCGTTACCAGCAATTCCAGCAGTACCAACATTAATAGTTCCTAAACCAAGAATACCATCATATGGTCAAATTAAGAACTATATCAAGACTAAAATAGATAGAATTAAACAACAACGACAACAAGCATCTGTTAAGGCATTGGATGCAGAACTTAAGAAACAAGAAAACCCGTTCAAGTATCGACAATCGTTAAAAAATCAAGCAACAAAAAATACGGTTCTTGGACGATTCAATAACCAGTAGAGGGTAATAATATGGATAAAGCATTATTCAGAGCATACGTCAAGGAATTGGTCAAGGAACAAATTGAAGAGTCAGTAGAAAAAGCAGTAAAGAAGATTCTTCCAGAAGTTCTTGGAGAAGCTATTGCGGAAATTAAAAGTGTACAGCAACCAATGAAGGTTAATGAAGCAACAGCAGCTAAACCAAAACTTTCTCGTAGTCAACTCGCAGCAATGATGGGATTAGAACGCCACGGTGACACCATTACTGCCACATCAAAGAATGTCGGTCCAGTAATGTCAGCTCCACCAGGTGTAAGTGAAGATAATCCTACGTTACAAGCTATCAATAGAGATTATTCAGCTCTAATGAAAGCAATGAAGTTGACCTAATTGGAGATATAAATGGCTCAGAAGTTTATTGGTGTCGTATTACCAATTCGTTTGGGACAAACAGGAATGTTTGACCAATCTACCACGGTAATCCAACAAGTTCGTTCTAACTTTAAGAATTTAATTCTTACAAAGAAAAAAGAACGTGTTGGACAACCTGATTTAGGATGCGATTTGTGGAAAATATTGTTTGAGCCATTAACAGAAGAAACTCTAGAAAACGCCCGATTAGCAGTAGCTGAAGCTGTAGACCGTTGGTTACCGTTCATCGAATTAACTGATTTTCAAATCACTAAAACGGATGATAATAATATCATTGATATAAAATGTTTATATAGATTCAGAAATAACCCAAATGTAACCGACCAAATAACAGTAGCAGCTCGACAATTTGGAGTACCAACAGTAGGGTTTATAGAAGTGCCAGAAAATGCGGAACCCACACAGGAAGAAATTACAGCGCTTCAAAACGCTCGTCGTATCAGAAGACTTAATTAATTTGGAGTTTTAAATGGCAACGAACCAATCAGTAACTATACAACCAAGACCAAATGTCAAGCAAATTAATTATGTCTCAAAGACGTTCACGGACTTTAGACAAAATTTAATAGAATTTGCGAAAGCATATTACCCAAACACATACTCAGATTTTAATGAAACCTCGCCTGGTATGATGTTTATTGAAATGGCATCCTACATTGGTGATGTCCTTTCGTTTTATATTGATAATCAGTTTAAAGAAAACTTATTAGCATATGCAGAACAACAAGAAAATGTTATTTCTATTTCACAATTTCTTGGGTATAAACCAAAATTAATTTCACCATCTACTACAACAGCAACTATATATCAACTAGCTCCAGCTATACTTGAAAACGGTGTATATGTTACTGACCCAAAATACTTGATTAAAGTAGCAAAGGGGAGTACATTCGTTACAACTGGACAAACATCAGTTCAATTTAGACTGACCGAAGATATAGATTTCTCTGATATTACAGCTGAAAATTATATTGTTAATACGTTCTCTGGCGGTAACCCATCAACATTCATAGTTAGTAAGCCAGCTCGATTGGTGTCCGCAGAAGAAAGAATCACAACATTTACATTTGGAAGTCCACAACGATTCACCTCAGTATTAATGCCAGATGAATCCGTAATTGGTATTGAAAGTGTTGTTGATTCTAACGGTAACACTTGGTATGAAGTGGATTATCTAGCACAAGATGTTATTATGGATGAATTGGACGTAACCAGTAACGGTGAAACTGGAATTTTACCATCGTCTAAATTACGACTTCGTAAAGTTCCTCGTAGATTTGTAACCAGAATCAACAGAGACAACAGAATGGAATTAGTGTTCGGTTCTGGAACAGATAACGAAGCAGAAGTCAATACAACATTAGATTCTAGACAAGTAGCAAACTCTCAATACGGTAATACCATAGAAACCGCACTGGGTAATGTGGCTATCAATAACGTAAACTTTCTTAACAGTAACGCATACGGCATTTCACCAGCAAACGTCACACTAACTGTAACCTATTTGGTTGGCGGTGGAGTAAATACAAACACACCATCTAATACCATCAATAGAGTAGCTAGTGTAATTACATCAAACGACACTACCGATTATACAGCTGGAGAGCTTACCGCTTTCAATGCAGCCGTACAAAGTATAACCATCAACAATGATTTACCAGCAACAGGCGGTGGTACAGGAGAATCAATCGATGAAATTCGTGAAAATGCACTAGCATTTTTCAACGCACAAAATCGTGTAGTGACGGTAGAAGACTACGCCGTTCGCTCCTACGCACTACCAGCAAAATTTGGTCGTGTAGCAAAAACTTTTGCTGTACGAGATGAGCAAATTAACAGAATACTGGCTTCTAGAAATGACCGAGTGTATGTAGATAATCCAGTTCGTCCTAACGTAATTAATTTATATACACTAGGATATGACACCAACGGAAATCTGTCCACACTAAATACATTAGTCAAGGAAAATCTAGCACGATATCTTGAACAATTTAGAATGTTAACAGATGATGTTAATATTCTCGATGCATTTATCATCAACATCGGAGTACAATTTGACATCTCTGTATTGAGAAACTACAATGTTAATGATGTGTTAGCAAGAAGTATCGGTACTGTACAAGATTTCTTTGACACCAGTAAATGGAATATCAACCAACCAATTGTATTGGCAGATTTGTCATATAATATTGGATTGGTAGAAGGGGTTCAAACAGTAAAGAATGTACGTATCTTTAATAAGTACCAATATAGAGATGGTACTGGGTATCAAAATTATAGATATGATATCGATGAAGCAACAATTAATGGGGTTATCTATCCAAGTCTCGACCCAAGTATCTTTGAGTTGAAATATCCAACAACTGATATTATAGGAAACGCTACCCAATGAGAACCATA